ATTGCTCCTAAGATGGATCAGACATATGAGTACATGCGCCCGGCCATGAGATCTGGACTTATTACTACAGGTATGTTTATAGCTGCAGGATCTGTGGGTGATTTATCTCAGTGTAATCCATTAAGAGATATGATACTTAATCCATTATCTAAAGATATCTATGCAGTAGAAACAGATCTTATAGATGATAAAGGTACTATTGGTTTGTCAGGTTTATTTATTCCTGAGCAATGGTCAATGCCACCACACATTGATGCTTATGGTAATTCACTTGTAGAAGATGCATTAAAAGCATTAGATGAACAGTTTGAGAAATGGAAAAAAGAACTTACTCCAGAAGACTATCAGCTCCGGATATCTCAGCATCCAAGAAATATTAAAGAGGCCTTTGATCATAGAACAGTATCTGTATTTCCTACTCACTTACTTGCAGCACAAGAAAGAAGAATAGAAGAAAAAGAATATGCATATGAGTTTCTAGACATAAGTGCTGATGAAAATGGAAAGCCAGTTGTAATGCCAACAAACAAAAGACCTATATCTGAGTTTCCCGTATCTAAGAAAACAGAAGATAAAACAGGTGTATTAGTTGTATGGGAAAGACCTATATCTAATCCTGAATTTGGTAAACATTACTATGCATCTATTGACCCTGTATCAGAAGGAAAGACAACTACCTCAGATTCATTATGTTCTATATATGTAATGAAAGCTTCAGTTCAAGTACAAAAAGTCACAGGTACTGAAACTGAAACATATATAGAACAAAGCAAAATTGTAGCAGCATGGTGTGGTAGATTTGATGATATAAATAAAACTCATCAAAGGTTAGCACTAATAATAGAGTGGTATAATGCCTGGACAATAATTGAAAACAACATTTCATTATTTATCCAGTATATGATGCATAACAAGAGACAAAAGTATTTGGTACCTAAAAGTCAGATTATGTTTTTAAAAGATCTTGGATCTAATGCCAATGTATTCCAGGACTATGGTTGGAAAAATACTGGTACATTATTTAAAGCACATCTCCTTAGTTATGCTATAGAATATTGTAAAGAAGAAATAGATATAGAAACAAAACCAGATGGTACTATTGTAAAAACAAAATATGGTATAGAAAGGATTCCAGATCCAATGTTACTCAAAGAAATGAGAGAATATGCAGATGGAGTCAATGTGGATAGACTAGTTTCATTTGCAGCTCTTGTTGCATTTTTAAGAATACAAGAATCAAATAAAGGTTATGCAAGAATGACAATCATGGATGATGCAGCCAAAAACTTGCAAAAGTCAGAAAATTTGTTTAAATTAAATAAGAGTATGTTCCGTCATATGGGATCATCACAATTATCAAATGGTCAATCAATTAAAAGATCACCATTTAAAAATATAAAGTAAAAGATTATGCAAATAATAAATGCACTACAAGCTAAGTCAGGAGCTAGAACCCAAAGCAATAGAATGGGTACTATTACCCAACCCCTACAGTTTTTACCAAAAAAAGAAAAAGATGATGAATGGGCTGCTTGGAATCTTGACTGGCATGAATGGCAAGGACTAAAACAAATCCGTAGAAATGCCCGCAGACTAATGAAAAATTATAAGTTGGCAAAAGGTATTATTGATAAGTCAGATTACATAGTAGAAGAAGATAATGAATATAGAGATATTGTTGATATACTAACTAAAGAAGATGCATCAGCATTAGAACTAAAGTTTTATCCAATTATACCAAATGTTATTAATGTTCTAGTAGCTGAGTTTGCAAAAAGATCTAGCAAGGTTACTTATAGAGCTATGGATGAACTCTCATATAATGAGATGCTTGAGCAAAAAAGAAAGATGGTAGAAGAAACTTTACTTTCTGATGCTCAAATGAAAATACAAGCTGCCCTTATAGAACAGGGTATGGATCCTGAGTCTGAAGAATTTCAGCAAGAAGTAAGTCCAGAAAAACTAAAGTCACTTCCAGAAATAGAGATGTTTTTCCGTAAGGATTATAAATCTATGGTAGAAGAATGGGCTACTCACCAACATAAAGTGGATGTTGAAAGATTTAACATGGATGAGTTAGAAGAAAGAGGTTTCCGTGACATGTTAATTACAGACAGAGAGTTCTGGCATTTCCGCATGATGGAGGATGATTATGAAGTAGAACTTTGGAATCCAGCTATAACATTTTATCACAAGTCTCCAGATGCCAGATATATATCACAAGCAAACTGGGTTGGTAAAACAGATATGATGACACCATCTGATGTTATTGATAGATATGGTTACATTCTTACTGAAGAACAATTAGCAGCTCTTGAAGCTGTGTATCCAATTAGATCTGCTGGTTATAACATTGGTGGTATGCAGAATGATGGTAGTTTCTATGATGGAACCAAATCTCATGAGTGGAATACTAATATGCCATCTCTAGGATACCGTCAGTATACTACTGCTATGACAGGAAATGTACTTGAAGGTGGAGATGTTATTGCTCAAATACTTTCTGAAGGAGAAGATTACTATGATCAAGGTACAGCATATTTATTAAGAGTATCTACAGTATATTGGAAATCTCAAAGAAAAGTAGGACACTTAACTAAAATATCAGAGTCAGGAGAAGTTTTCAATGATATAATCACAGAAGATTATAAAGTAACTGATAAACCAATATATGATACCAGACTCTTTAAAAATAAAACTAAAGATAATCTAGTTTATGGAGAACACATAGATTGGATATGGATTAATGAAGTTTGGGGTGGTGTTAAAATAGGACCTAATATTCCATCTTTCTGGGGTATGAATAATCCTGGAGGCTTTGCTCCAATATATATAGGTATAGATAGAAATAAAATTGGCCCAATTAAGTTTCAGTTTAAAGGAGATAATACTCTATATGGTTGTAAACTTCCTGTAGAGGGCGCAGTTTTTTCAGACAGAAATACCAAATCCACAGCACTTATTGACTTAATGAAGCCATACCAGATTGGATATAACATTGTTAATAATCAGATAGCTGATATACTAGTAGATGAATTAGGTACTATAATTATGCTTGATCAGAATACTTTACCAAGACACTCTCTAGGAGAAGATTGGGGAAAAGGTAATCTAGCTAAAGCATATGTAGCAATGAAGAATTTCCAGATGTTACCATTGGATACTTCTATTACAAACACTGAGAATGCATTAAACTTCCAGCATTTCCAAAAACTAGATTTATCTCAGACAGAGAGATTAATGTCTAGGATACAATTAGCTAATCACTTTAAGCAACAAGCTTATGAAGTTATAGGTGTTAATCCACAAAGAATGGGGCAGCAAATATCACAACAGACTGCTACAGGTGTTGAACAAGCGGTAGCAGCATCATATGCTCAAACAGAAGTATTCTTTATTCAGCACTGTGATTACTTAATGCCAAGAGTTCACCAGATGCGTACAGACTTAGCTCAGTATTATCATGCAACTAAACCATCTACAAGATTAACATATATTACATCTGCAGATGAAAAAGTTAATTTCCAAATTAATGGAACAGAACTTTTAATGCGTGATCTTAATATATTTGTTAGTACTAATGCAAATCATAGAGCTATTTTAGAACAATTAAAACAAATGGCTATGAATAACAATACTACTGGAGCCTCTGTATATGATTTAGGTAGAATTGTACAATCAGATTCTATTGCTCAACTTAATACTGTGCTTAAAGATTCTGAAGCTAAAGCTCAGAAGAATAAAGAAATGGAATTACAAAGTCAACAGCAAATGCAAGAAGAGCAAATGCAAAAACAACAAGAGATTGAAAAAATGAAACTTGATGCTGTAGCTGCTGAGAAAGAGAAAGATAGACAAAGAGATATTTTAGTTGCTGAAATTAGAGCTGCTGGGTATGGATCTATGGCTGATATTAATCAGAACCAACAGTCAGACTTTGCAGATCAAATGGATCAAATAAGAAAATCTGAAGAGTTCCAATCTCAAGTTAACTTACAAAGTCAAAAAGAAAGCAATAGAGTTATGCTTGACAGAGATAAGAATAACATAGAAAGAGAAAAATTACAAGTACAAAGAGAGATAGCTGATAAGCAATTACAGGTAGCTCAAACTAATAAAAACAGATTTGATAACAAAAATTCTAAAGAAAAGAAATAACCTTTAGCTATATAATGCAAAATTTTTATTTCTGATCTTTTAAATTTATCAAGTTTATTTTGTATATTAAAGTATAACATAAAACCAACAACAATGAGTAATGAAGCAAAAGACCTCAATGATGAGGTGAAAGATTCTACAACGGTAGAACAAGTAGATGTAAATATTGATGAGATCTTTGGAATACCAGGTGCTGAAAGTGTTATGCTTCCATCAGATGGTAAAGAAGAAGAAAAACCAAAGTCAATGTTCTCTTCTGAGAATATAGACACTACGTTCCTTGACAAACCTGCAACTCCTGAAGAAAAACAGGAAGCTGCAGAAAAGAAAGCAGAAGTTGAAGAAACAATAGCTGAGCTTGATGGTCTAATAACTCAAGAAGAAGAAGCTGGTAACAAAGGAAGACCTAAAGTAGATAAATCAGGTCTTTATGAGCTAGCTCAAAAAATGATTGAAGAAGGTGAGCTTATTCCTTTTGATGATGATAAACCATTAGAAGAATACACTACTAAAGATTTCAGAGAGTTATTTGAAGCTAACTTTAATGAAAGAGAAGCTAAAGTAAGAGCAAACACACCAAAAGAATTCTTTCAGTCTCTACCAGAAGAACTTCAGATTGCAGCTAAGTATGTAGCTGATGGTGGACAAGATCTTAAAGGTCTTTTCAGAACACTTGCTCAAGTAGAAGAAATGTTTGAGTTAGATCCAGATAATGAGAATGATCAAGCTGAAATTGCAAGACAGTATCTTTATGCTACAAACTTTGGAACAGCTGAGGAGATTGAACAAGAGATTCAAGATTGGGCTGACTTAGATAAATTAGGACAAAAAGCTAATCAGTTTAAACCAAAGTTAGACAGAATGCAAGAAGAAATTGTTGCAAGACAGTTAGCTGAACAAGAACAAAAGAAGGCTCAACAAGAAAAAGCAGCAAGAGCATACACAGAAAATGTATATAATACACTTGCAAAAGGTGAAATTGGTGGAGTAAAACTAGATAGAAAAGTACAAAGCTTACTTTACTCAGGATTAGTTCAACCAAGCTATCCTTCAATTTCTGGTAAACAAACTAACTTGCTTGGACATTTACTAGAGAAGTATCAATTTGTGGAACCAAGACATGACTTAATTGCAGAAGCACTATGGTTATTATCTGATCCAAATGGGTATAAAGCTAAAGTAAAAGAACAAGGAAGTAAACAAGCAATTGAAAAAACTGTAAGACAGTTAAAAACAGAAGAGTCTAGAAAGCTTACATCATCATCTCCAAATGATGAACCTGAGCAAAGAAGACCTTCTGCAAAACAAACACAGCAAAGAACAATCTCAAGACCAAATAACTTGTTCAAGAGATTTTAATTAAATAGTAACAAATAAAAACAAATAAACAATGGCAACTCCAGTTTTAAACAATGGTATATTTCTACGAGATACCGCGTACAATGCTACGTCACATGTAGACTCTTACCACTTGGTTAACATGTTGAAGGATGCAGAACCAATGGATTTAGGTCCAGTGGACCTTTGGGCTATGGCTCAGAAGGTAGAAATGCCTCTTTACCAAATGTCTAGCTTTGGTGGTAAAAATGTAATTATGGTTGATAATGCTCGTGGTGAGTATAGATGGCAGACTCCAGTGTCTGTGGATCTACCTTACATCCTTGAGGACATTGAACCAGAAAACAACTTCAAAGGTATTGAAGGAACAACCTTCCGTATCAAACTCAGCAGAAGAGAATTTGGACATGGTGATATCATTACTTATGACAAATACAATGGTGTTGAGATGTATATTACTGCTGAAGATATCCTTCCATTAGGAGATGGTTATATCTATACAGTGCAGTTGGTAAACAATGACAACTTCAAATATTTGGATAACAAGTACTTGGCTAATGGTACTAAAGTTTTCCGTAAAGGTTCTGCCCGTGGAGAATATGGTGAAAGATTTTCAGATATCACAACAAGAACAGGATTCCGTGAATTCTATAACTTTGTTGGTGGTGCTGAAGCTCACGTACATTATTCTATCTCTAGCCGTGCAGACTTGATGATCAAAGGTGGAATGAATGCAGATGGTACAGTTCCTGTAACTGAGATCTGGAGAACATTTGACAAAAACATTGATCCATCAATCACATCTTTGGATGATATGGTTAAGACACTAGGAAAAGATAAAGTTAAACGTGCATTTGACAACGGAGACTTATCTAGAACTTTCTTAACTACAATGGAAGCAGCTCACCTTTCTAAAATTGCAACTGACATTGAGACTTACTTAATGTGGGGGCAAGGAGGTAGAGTACGTCAGGATGGTCCAGATGATCTAAGATTGTCTGTGGGTCTTTGGAAGCAGTTGGATAACTCATTCAAAAGAGTATACAACAAAAACAACTTTACATTAGATTTATTCCGTGGAGAAATCTACAACTTCTTCAATGGTAAAGTTGAGTTCCAAGGTCCAGATCCTAAGCGTTCACTAGTTGTACAAACAGGTATGGGTGGAATGAGAATGGTAAATGAAGCTATCAAGCGTGAGGCTGTATCTTCAGGTTTACTTATTCAGGCTGCTGATATTGGTGCAATCACTGGTAAAGGTATGGACTTGAACTTTGGATTTGCTTATACTTCATATGTAATTCCTTTCTTGGCAAATGTTAAGTTTGTTCTTAACCCAGCATTTGACAATGTTCATACAAATGATATTGAGAACCCAATCATTGATGGTTTCCCATTATCTTCTTATAGCTTT